CGCCGTAAATGTGAATTCTTGCGCCGCGCCCGTGCCCGTCAGCGTCAGGGTCTCGAAATCCAATGCCTTCGGGCCGATGTAAACCTTCGCCCCGATCGCGCTCTGTGCCTTGCTATTCTTGTATGCCATTGCCTCACCCCCGTTTTACTGTTGGATTTTGTTCCGCCCAAAACAAAGGCCGAGGCATCTCGCCCCAGCCAACCCTGTTCCCGAAATTTCCCCGCTCACCGGGCCCCTTACGGCGACAAGCCCGAATCCTCCGCAAAGCAGAACATCACGTAAAATTCAGCGCCTTTGCGAAACTGCCGCGCCTCGCTGTCATAGTAGTCGATCGGTTGAATCAGGTCGATCCCTTCGATCCACGGCGCGCCATCCACCGGCACTCCCCGGAACCCGTTCAGCACGCGGATCAGGTTCTCCCGCCCCGCCACCGCGCCGGCAGCATCCTCTGCCCGCACGTCGAACTGCACCCGCCACCGCTGCATGCCGCTGGTATCCAGCGTCGGGTCCGCCTGCCCGCCCACAATCTGAAACGTCAGCGCCGGCAGCGTCGCGCCCTCCGGCAGCAGCGTGTCCGCGATCCCGCCCGGCACCGCCGCCAGGTACTCCGCATCCGCCGTCAGCAGCGCGGCAATCCCCTCCATCAGCGTCATGCGCCTTTGCTCCGCTCAATCACTTCCGCCGCGCGCTGCTTCACCTCAACAAATAGCAGCGGCCCGATCTGCACCCTGCAGTGCGCCCGCTGCGCGGTCAAACCTACCGCCGCGAAGTCCTCCAGCGTCAGGATCAGGTCCGCATTCACATGCACCGTCCCGCCATGGATCAGATCCAGCTCAATCATTCGCATCTACGCCACCCTCGCCAGATCTTCCGACACCTTCGCCGCGCCCGCGCCCAGCCCCGCAGCCGCAACGGCATCCTCGCAGTGGTGCAGCCACATCAGCCATCGCGGCAACCGCGAACCGCACCGCGCGCATGCTACAAATCCAAATCGCATCGTTGCCACCCCATCAGAAGGCCTTGCACCGCGCGAAGAGCGCGGTCGAGAACGGCACGAAGTGCTACTTGCCGCCGTCGATCTCCATGCACATCAGCTTCAGCACCCGGTTGCGCTCCAGCACGTTGTCTACCGCCTGGATGGTGAACTTCCGCGCCCCAAACAGCACCCGCATCTGCCCACCCACCACCACCGAGTCGCCCGGCCATCGCACCGTGATCTCGTGCGTCACCTGCGCAACGTCCTGCCCCGCCTGATACTTTTCTCCCGCGCTCAGCGTGCGGATCGCCGCCATGCATGTCAGCACATCGGCCCATCCGGCCTCGCCCTGCGCCGCGATCATCCCGGTCACCGCCGCCGGCACCGCCGCACCCGCCTGCGCCTGCACCGTCACCTGATGCCGCAGTTGGCCCGCGTCAATCGCCAGCGGGTCTCTCATGTTTGCGGCCATCGCCTAAAACCTCAGGTCCCGATACGGCCCCAGCAACTCGCGCACCCCGCGCGGCACAGAAGAAACATCGCCCGGCAGCCGCTTCTCATACCAGTCGCTCACCAGCAGCATCAGGGCCGCGGGAATCAGCGCCGGGACCGGCTTGCCCAGATAAGCCGGCGCACCACTCACCGTTGTCGCAGCCGCTACGGACAGCGCTCCATTGCCCGAACTGTCCACAGTCGCAATCACACCCGCAAGCGGCGCCCCGGCCGCCCCAGCACCGGGAATCGTAATCGGCGAGCCCTCATCTTCGGCCGCAAACTTATAGCCCCCCAGGTTCACCGAGGTTGCCGTCGTGCTGACGGCGATATTCCCGCCATATCCGGCCACGAAATCGATCTTCACAGCGTTGCCGATCACCTGCGCAATCGGCCAGAACTTCCCGAACGGAGGCATCAGCCGCGCCGGGCTGGAATCGAAGTCCGCAACATAGTCCGTACCGGACACCAACGGCGTCGCATTGCCGTTCTGGTCGGTGTAAGTGAAGGCCGCAAGCCGATAGACCGGTGGAAAAGGCAGCTGAATCGCGTAGCGCAGCCCCGCCAGCACCAGATTCGCGCCGCTGGCGAACGCGGCAGCATAGTGCGACGCCCCGCCGGCCACTCCGGCGCTGATATATCCAGGGAAAAAGTCGAGTTCCAGCCGCACCGTCTGATAAAGGAACCTTCGGCGGCAATAAACCTCCGCCCAGCGCCTCGCACCCATAATCAGCCCGGAAATATAGGGATCGTCGTCCGTGAACCCGGAAGCCAGCCGCAGATAGCTCTTCATATCCGCCAGTTGCACCGGTTCCGACGCGGGTTCGACGAAGGTGACGAGTGCCATGGGGAAAAATCCTCAAAAACCTTGAAAACAGCGCGGCGGCCCATCACTGGGCCGCCGCCCCACTCTTGAAAACGCGCCGCCGTTTAGCTGGCTGCGTTCACAAAGACCGCCACCGGATGCGTTCCGGCGTCGATCAGTTGTCCATCTGCGCGCAGGAAGCCCATGATGCCCACCTGCAGGTAGTCGGCATAGCGCTCCGTCAGCCGCATGATGGTCGTTCCGCCGGCAACCTTGCGATACTTGTACTTCGTCAGGTCGCCGAACAGGATGGAGTTCGCGCTGGCCGCCATCACCGCCATGTCGTTGTTGATGATGTAGCCCTTGTCGAGGATCGTGGGCTCTTCACCCTTCGCGAAGCTCGCGGTCAGGCCAGGCTGCCACAGCGGACGGTTGCTCGAGTCCTTCAGCTTCTTCAGCGCCTTCAGGGTCGAGTCATGGAACATGAACTTCGCCCCATTGCGATACAGCGGGTCGACGGCATGCTCCAGGTTCACCAGGTCGTCATAGATCACGGTCGTGGTCTCGCCGCTGGCGCCCGTCACCGTGTTGCCGGCCGCAACCGCCGCCGTCACAATACCGTTCGGCTCGCCCGATCCCGACCCCACCGTCAACTTGTTGTTCAGCAAGCGGCCAAGCCGCTCACCAAGGGCCTTCGAGACCAGCTCGTTGACGTTGAACACGGCATCCTGCAGCAGTTGCAGCGGGATAAGCACAATGTCCGAGCTGAAGACGAAGCTGGAGAACGCCACCTGGCCGAAGGCCAGCGCAGTGTTCGTCACCTGGGTGTTGATACCCAGGATCCGGCCCGTGTTCGTGGTGTCGTTCATCGTCGGGTAGTCCAGCGGGTTGCCGGTCGCCGTATCCAGCGTTCCCACGTTGTTCAGAATGCCGCCGTAATACTTCAGGGCGACCTCCAGGTCCCGCTCCAGGTCGGTCGGGATCAGGTAGCCGCCGCCGGTGGTCGTAACCGTCTGCGCAGCATTCTTCACGTCACCCACAAACCGCGAGCGCAGCAGTTGCTTGTCCTCGGGCTCCATCCCCTCCATGCCGTGCGCCAGGAAGTTCCGGAACGCCGCCGAGTACGCCTTGTCCTTCTCCGCCTTGCCGCCGTCCGTCTGCGTGGCAGCAAGCGCCGCCAGCCGGTCCGGGTTCACTGTTGCCAGGTCCGCCGAAATCTTGTCGGCCTTCTCCGCCCGCGCGATGCTCTCCTCGTTCGCGCTGTAATCCTTCTCCAGCGCGTCGAACTTCTCAGCCTCAGCCGAGGTCAGGCCACGGTTGGCCTCCGCCTTGGCCGCATCGACAATCGCATGCATCTGCAGCGAGAGCCGCACATTTGCTTCCTTCAGTCCCTGCGCGTAAGTCATAGCGTTCTCCCTTTTTGGTTGATTTTGGCGTGCCCTGCGGACCCCCGGGGGCCCACCGCATCACGCACCGCCGCCCGTCGGCCTCGCTTGAGGCCGGTTGTGCGGGCGCGGTTTGAACTTGGGGTACTACTGCACCGGATGGCGGGCTGCATTCAGCAGCAGCAGCCGTGCCTCGTACTGGCTCAGGTTGGAACTCGCCGCGGCGGCCGATGGGCCGTGGTCGCAATCCTGATATTCGCAGCCTTCGTTCGTGCAATCGCCGCACTCGCCGTTCACGCACGGATCGCACGGGCAGCCGCATACATCGGCTCCCTCATCGGCCCGCGGCGCCTTCAGTCGCTCCGGGACGCGCCGCATCTTCTTCAGCGCCCGGAAGGATCCGGCCAGCGCCATCGCCTCCGCGCTCTCCGCCTCGCCCGCGCTGGCCACGTCCGTCGCAAACCCGGCGTCCACGCAATCCTGCGCGCCCATCCACGTCTCTTCGTCCATGATGGCCTTGATCTCTTCTGCGCTCTTGCCCGTCCGCAACACGTAGGCCTGCGCGATCGATCCCGAAACCTTGTCCAGCGTGTCGGCGCACTTGCGCATGTCGCCGGCATCGCCCGCACACAGCGTCCAGGCGTTGTGCACCATCATCATCGCCACCTGGCTCATCGTGATCGTCTCGCCGGCCATCGCGATGATCGACGCCGCCGACGCCGCAATCCCATCCACAAACACGTTCACCGGCTTGCCCTGCGCGCGCAGCAGGCTATAGATCGCCGCTCCTTCAAACGCATCGCCACCCGGAGAATTGATCCGCACGCGGATCGCCGAGAACGCGCCAGCCGCGTCCATCGCATCCTTCACGCCCTTCGCGGTCACGCCGGCGCCCGTCCACCAGTCGACGCCGATCTCTTCATAGACCAGCAGCTCCAGCGTGTCGTCCTTCAGCGCTGCCTTGAACTGCGGCTTCGTTGCCATTGCTCGCATGTTTTTATCCAATCAGCGCGGTCTTCAGCGCGTTATATGCTTCATTCGTCAACCGCGTCGCGGTCTCTGCTGCATTTTGCTGCGTCCATTCATGCGAGGAAGAAGCGATCTTGTGCGTGTGCGCGTTCACCTTGGCCTCGTCGTCTTCACTCAGGTCCTTCACGCT